AACTATTAAACCAAACGAAAAATGAAAAGAAAACTAATTTACGTTACTGCACTGGCATTAATTAGCTATGCTTATTATTATGCGCTGAAAAATAAACAGACAATACAAAAAAAATCAGAGGCAAAAATAACATTCGGAATTTCCGAATATGAGGATATTTATACGGATACGATAGATTTGAGATTATATACCAGTCATGGAAGATTAAAATATAATAGCAATTAAAGATATGGGAAGCATACTAAAAAAAATTGTTCAAGAAAAAAAGCAAAAAGAAAGGAAAGAATACGAGGATAAATTATTTATGGAAAATTGTTTATTACCCGATTATATGCAAAGTCAAGAATATAAAGAAATGCAGTTTAAAAGAGAAAAAGAAGGAATGCTAAATATTTCTAATTTTTTAAAAGATTTACTTAATCAATAATACAATGGCTGATATAATATTTAAAAGAAGTGATAGAGTTTATGACGAAAGATATGGTAATGGAGTAATAGATTATTTAGAAAACCATATAATAGTTGAATTTAAAATGGGTCAATATATTACCTATGATTTAAAAGGTTATAGACATTTCCCAGAAGAAAAACAACAAACTTTATTTAAACAACAATACAATGAAAACTAACAAAACTAAATTAAGTTTAGATTACGATGGAACAATTATATCAATTGAATTTGATAATATTGATGTAAGCCTTGATCAATACTTTCAAGCATTTAAAACATTATTAGTTGGTGCGACATATACGGAAACTCAATATGAGCATTGGATTATTGATGAAGCAGAAGTTATTAGTGAATATTTACATAACAATTAATAAAATGATAAAAACAAGAGTAGGTAAAATTGTCAAGGTTAAGAATCAAGGCAAAAAAGCAGGAGCAAATGAAACTTATCAAGCAGTCATATTAAATAGCAATGGGCAGTACAATCCATTTTTGTTTACAGATGCAGAGATTGCAGTTGCTTATGAAAGAGGTCGCAAGAATATTGAAGACCAAGTGACTAGGAGTATGGTTTCGATGATGCTCGATTGATTACATTTCACAAATGTACGCCATATTGTAAAATATATTTAATGTTATGATGATGGAAAATTCCAACAGTAATTGGGATGAAGTCATATAATGAGGGTAAAATCCGACATATTGTGTAACATATATTAGGGTATATTTGTTACAGATTTTGGTAGTAATACTACTAATATTAGAGGCAATCGGGTATAACTAACACACAACATCATATTATAATTTATCCACAAAAAAAGTAAAGGTATAGCTTAACAAAATCACAAAAAAAGTAAAGGTATAGCTTAACAAAACAAAATTATGACAAAGAAAATAAAATTGATGCACTACCAGCTTGATGGCGAAATATGTGTTGTAGATTACAATGATTTAAAGGTTTCCTATTATGGAAACAATGGTCATCACTATAATTTACTTGGAGCAGTAAGCGACAGGATTGAAGCATTTTTAATGCGAAGAAAATGGAATAAAATTACTGCAGATCGGTTTGCTAAATTAAAATTAGAGATTGATGAGAAACGAACACGAGCATAAACTGCAGGTTTCAATCTGTAAATGGTTAGATTTTACACAAGACTTCTATTACTATGCAATTGCCAACGGAGGTGCAAGGCATAGACTTGTGGCAATCAAACTAAAGATGGAAGGAGTTAAGGCTGGGGTGGCTGATATGTTCTGGATGGTACACAACAATAATTGGAATGGTTTATTTGTAGAAGTTAAGATTGATAAAGGAACACAACAACCAAATCAAAAAGATTTTGAAAAGATTGCCATTTCTCATGGTTATTATTATGCCATAGTAAGATCCATTGAAGATTGCGAGAATCTAATAAAGAAATTTAAAGCAAATGAGATTTGAAAGAGAATCATTTAAATGCTATCAAATGGATTGATAAGATGTTAGATAATCCAACAAAAGTTATTAAAATTGATTGCGCAACCTATCACGATTTAAATTATTCATTAGAAATTAACAAAAATAGAATATTAATGCAGAATGGATCTTCTTATCCAGCATACAGACAAACAAAAAAAATTAAAGATTATTTGCAAAATCAATAAATTTTTACTAAACTTTGCGCATGAGTAATATAAATGCTTTTTTAGAAAATAATTTTGTTGACCTTGTTAATCAGCCAGCACATTATCAAAGTGATGGTATTGAAGTAATTGACATAATAGATTCATTTAATCTTAATTTTAATCTTGGCAACTCTATTAAATATATTTTAAGAGCAGAAAAGAAAGGGAATAAAAAACAGGATCTTGAAAAAGCAATTTGGTACATAAATCATGAGTTAGCAAAATTCAAAGGATAGTGAACTCCATAGACCATATCTCGAAACGACATAGACATTGGATTAACATTGTTAGGAAATTTGGCGAGATCACTTACGCAGAAGATATAGTCCAAGAAGCATACATTAAGATTTTAGAAAAGAATAAAGAAATTAATGAGGCTTATTTTTATTATACACTTAGAAGTCTAACGGCTGATTTATCAAGAGTTAAAATAGAAAAAGTAGAGTTCACAAAAGAAATTGAATATTTGATTTCAGAATATGAAAGAGAAGATTTAATGATTGAATCTACTAAACCCTATTTTGATTACATAGCAACTTGGGAATACTATGACCAAATGTTATTTTCAGTATATTTAAAGAAGGGAATTTCAATGAGGAAAATGTCAAGGGAATCTGGCATTTCATTTACCAGTATATATAATACAATTAGAAACTGTAAAAACAAATTACAACAATGGGCAAAAGAACATCAAAAGGACTTGGAGATTCAATAGAAAAGTTCACAGAAGCAACTGGCATTAAAGCAGGAGTTGACAAATTAGCAGAAGCAATAGGGTTTGATTGTGGATGCGATAAACGCAAAGAAGTATTAAATAAGTTGTTTCCTTACAATAAGCCAGAATGCTTATCAATTGAGGACTATAATTATTTAACTGATTTTTATGCAGTTAATCATGAAACAATTACACCAATGATTCAAAAAGATTTATCTGACATTTATTATAATGTTTTTGGTGTAACCCTATCACAAACATCTTGTGATTCATGCTGGAGAGATACAATAGGCAAACTACGCAAAGTGTACATGGAGCATGATAATGAAGCCTGACGAAAGAGCAAGGATAATCTATATCAATTGCTTGTACTACACAGGCAGTAAATCAATGGCAATTCAATGTGCATTGTATATAGTCCAATTGATCATTGGGCAAAAACTAAAGATTGATGACAGGATCTACTGGAAATTAGTCAAAGAGGAAATAGAGTTAATAGAGATTTAATTTGGATTTCAATTTTTTTCAAATGGAAGAATTAAAAAAACAAAGGGGAGGCGCAAGAGCAAATTCTGGCAGGTTAAAGAAAGATGAAGTTATTTCATTAATTGAAACAATGGATGCAGTCAAAGTACCAGAAAAGATTTGGCAAAAATTAGGGGAAAGAGTTGAAGATGGTGATACCAATGCCATTAAGACTTGGCTACAGTACAGGTATGGTATGCCTAAGCAAGTTATAGATCAAAACAATACACACACAATTAACGATTTCGACATAAAAGATATTGTAAAATTTGAGTGATAAATCTAAATGATAAATATAAGCCGTTATTTTATTCAGATTCAAGATACTATGTAATAACTGGTGGTCGTGGTTCTGGTAAATCGTATGCTTTAAACTCATTCCTTTTGCTTCTAACGTATGAAGTTGGTCATGTAATACTATTTACAAGGTACACATTAACATCTGCTCATGTGTCAATCATTCCAGAGTTTACAGACAAGATTGAAACTGCAGGATTGCAAGATCATTTTTATATTACAAAGGATGAGATTATTAATACTCAAACGAATTCAAGGATAATATTTAAAGGTATTAAAACAAGCAGTGGAACTCAAACTGCCAACCTAAAGTCATTGGCTGGAGTTACTACCTTTGTCCTTGATGAAGCAGAAGAATTAGTTGATGAAGATGTATTTGATAAGATTGATTTATCGGTTAGACATAATACAAAACAGAATAGGGTTATACTAATTCTAAACCCTGTAACAAAAGAGCATTTTATCTATAAAAGATTCTTTGAGAATAAAGGAGTGGATGCTGGTACTTCTGGAGTTAAAAAAGATACTACCTACATTCACACAACTTACAAGGACAACAAGAAATATTTATCCAATTCGTTTATTTCTCAAATTGAAAGCCTGCAAGAAAACAATCCAAAGAAATATGAGCATACAATATTAGGTGGTTGGTTAGATAAGGCAGAAGGTGTTGTATTTACCAATTGGAAGTTTGGTGAGTTTAACCCTAATCAATTACAAACATCTTATGGCATGGACTTTGGATTTTCAATAGATCCAGATGCTTTAGCAGAGGTAGCAATTGACAAAGCAAGAAAGATAATCTATGTCAAGGAAGTAATTTATGAAAGAGGATTAAAAACACATATTCTTGCATCGTTAATTAAAGAGAAATGTAATAACGGATTAATCATTGCTGATTCTGCAGAGCCAAGACTAATAGATGACTTGCGCTATCAAGGAATTAACATTCAACCTGTAAAGAAAGGTACTATTGAATCTGGTATTGTAAGGATGCAAGACTTTCAAATCATTGTAGATCCTCAATCACAAAATATTGCTAAAGAATTTAACAACTATGTTTATTTAAATAAGGCTTCAAAACTATATCTTGATGCTTGGAATCACATTATTGATGCGATTAGGTACAACATCATTTACCATTTAGATAATCCAAATCAAGGCAACTATCATATTTATTAAGACAAAAACAAACAATTTACGTTTATACATTATGAAAGTAAAAATTTCAATCCCAACAAGTTTAAGTGAAATAAAATTAAGCCAATATCAGAAGTTTGTTAAGATTGCAAATGAGAATGAAGAAGGCACATTTCTAAACCAAAAGATGGTTCAGATTTTTTGTAATGTAGATTTATTTGTAGTTGCCAAGATGAAGCAACAAGATTTGAATTTTGCAGTTACAAAGATTAGTGATTTATTTAAAAAGATTCCAGAGTTAATAACAAAGTTCACTTTAAATGAAACTGAGTTTGGATTTATTCCTAACCTAAATGATATGTCTTCTGGTGAATACATGGATTTAGATGGGTACATAGTTGATTGGGAAGATAGTCATAGAAGTATGGCAGTACTTTACAGACCAATTAAACAAAAGTTAGGTAATAAATACTTAATTGAGGACTACGAGGGAAGTGATAAGTTTGCAGAACAAATGCTTAATGCACCAATGGATGTTGTATTAAGCAGTAAGGTTTTTTTTTGGACTTTAGGTCGAGAATTATTGAAAAGTACGATGGACTTTTTGGAGGGGAGCAAGCAGATGAGTTCAGCGAACAAGCACAATTTGGGAAAAGATGGGGTTGGTATTCTTCAATCTATGCCTTATCACAGGGCGATGTTAGAAGATTTGATGAAATTACCAGCCTACCCATTAATCAATGCTTAACTTTTTTAAGTTTTGAGAAACAGAAGAATGAATTAGAATTAAAAATGATTAAACAAAATAGATAATGAACGGATTTTATTACGTTATTGATAAATTAAGGGACTACATTAAAGACACAGGCTTTGTTCATACGGTTAGCACAGGGGACATCTTTGAAGTTGATTTGGTTAAACAGACTATATATCCTTTAAGCCATATCATTGTAAACAATGCAAGTCCTAAAGAATTTGTAAGCAGTTACAACATATCTATTTTATTTATGGATCTTGTGGATATAAGCAAAGAGAATGCAACAGATGTATTTGAAGGCAATGATAATTTATTAGACATCTTAAATGACCAGTTAGCAATTGCACAAAGATTAGTTAGCAGTTTAAAGAGAGGTGATTTATTTAGCAATTTAGTTCAGATTGATGGCGATCCATTATGTGAACCATTTACAGATAGGTTTGAAAATAAGGTAGCAGGCTGGACATTGACATTTGATATTATTGTACCTAACGATATGACTATTTGCTAATGCAACTAAAGAACACAGAAGCTTTAATAAAACAATATAGGGACTATGTAATTCAGCAGTCAAGGTCTAACCTATCCAAGAGCAGAAAGAACAACACAAAAGAGTTGTATAATAGTTTGAAAGGTGAGATAGTAAGTGAAAAAGATTATACAATAGTTGGTTTTAAAATGGCTGACTATGGAATGTATCAAGATCAAGGTGTTAAGGGAAAAAGTACTTCATATAAAGCACCTAATAGTCCATTTAAATTTGGTTCAAAGTCTGGAGTCAAAGGTGGGTTAACAAATGGGATTGAAAAATGGGTAAAACAAAAGGCGATACAATTTAGAGATAAAAAAAGTGGTAAATTTATTTCATATCAATCAACTGCTTTTATTATTTCCAGAAGTATTTACCAGACAGGGTTAAGACCAAGTCTATTTTTTACCAAACCATTTGAAGCAGGAAAGAAGAAGTACATTGATGGGGAAATAGGTCAGGCTTTTGCAATGGATGTTGATTACATAGTTGATTACGAATTAAAGAAAATAAAATGATAATATACGCAAGATCTCCTTATCAAATAGAGATTAATGAAGCATCACAAATTGGAAGTAAACTAGAGATATTTCTTTGGAATACACCTAATTCAATACCTGCAACTGCTACTTACACCTTATCTAAGAAGGTAGCATCTAATGACCAAAGGTCTACGATTTATAATATATCACCTTACATAAGAGAATATATTGATAATATTGTTTCAAGCAATAGCACAAATAGTCAATGGTGTAACGTATCCGTAAAAAGATATAAAGAAACATCTGTAGGTGCATATACTTTAGTTGATACAACTACTTATGCTGGTGTTGATGGATATAATAATTACATTGGAGGATACAATCAAACGAATCCATTAAATAATTATTGCCTATTGGCTGATAATACGAAAGAAATCCAATATTCATTGGGCAACATTCCTTTTGTAAACGTATTAATTAACAATGCTTTAGGAGATAAATTAGATGTTGAATATAAGGACAAAAGTAATAACAATGTAATTACTAACTCTGTTTTCGGAACTGGTGTTGCTGCAGGCAAATATATGTATAAAGTGCCTTTGACAACATCAAGTGCAAACTATAATGATGGCACAATTACAACTTTAAAGTATTATGTAGGTGCAACATTAACTTATTCATCTATATTTACTGTAACACCTGTCTGCGAGCCTAAATATACACCAGTACAATGTTCATTCATTAATCGTTTTGGTGGTTGGCAGTTCCTTACATTCTTTAAGGCGCAGACAAATCAATTAACGGTTACAAGTACAATGTATAATTTGCTTCCGAGTGCTTATAATTATAATGTCTACAAAGGACAAACAAAAGCATTTAATTTTAATGCAAGGCAAACAGTTACTTTAAACACAGGTTTTGTACCTCAAAATTATTCAGATCTAATTCAAGATTTAATGTTAAGTGAAGTTGTCTTATTAGATAACAAACCTGTAACTTTGAAAACAAATCAAACGAATTTAAAGACAACTATTCAAGATAAGAATATCAATTATACTATTGATTTTGAATATGCCTATAATTTATTAAATAATGTAATATGATTAATGTAAGCATTTTTGTTTATGGGGATGATGGACAAGCAACAAGACTTGAATTGTTTGAGGATGAGAACATCTCAATCAATAGTTCAATCCAAAATATAAATGATATTTCTAAAGTCTTTACAGATTTTACTCAATCATTTACAGTACCTGCGACAAAGAACAATAATGAAGTATTCAAACATTGGTATGAAAATAGTTTAGATGGTGGGTTTAATGCCACTAAAAGAAAAGATGCCTATATAGAAATTGATACATTAACATTTAGAAAAGGAAAAATTCAATTAGAAAAAGCAAGTTATAAGAAGGGTGATATCGATAATTATACATTAACATTCTTTGGATCTCTTATTTCATTAAAAGATAAATTTGCAAATAGATTTTTGAGAGATTTTGATTATTCTGGTTATAATTTTACATATTCAGGTGCAGTAGTTAAGAATAGAATAACTTCTGGAGTTACCAATGATGTTAAATTTCCTTTAATATCTTCAAAGAATGTTTGGCAATATGGAGGGAGTGGAACAACTCAAAGTAATTGGGATATCAGTAAAACTGCAACACCAATTTCTCATTTGGATTTATTTCCTGCAATGCGAATAAGCAAGATTTTAGAATCGATTGCAACTGAATTAGGAATTGTTTTTAATGGTACTTTTTTAACAAATCCAAAATTTACAAATACTTTTCTTTGGTTAAAGAATACTGATAAGTTTGAGCAGAAAGGAACTGCAAATCAAATAGATTTTCAGACAACTACAAGTACTACAGGATCTGCATCAATATTTGATACTACTTATAATGTTTTAAACTTTGTTCAACCTATTGCACCAAACTTTGTAAGCCTGTCTTATATTGATATTGATTTTACAAGTGGCGCAGGGGTATCATTTGATTTTGCAGTTTACAAAAATGGAGTTAAACTAAATGAACAATCTAATCTAACTACTGCATCTGGTTCACCAATAAGATTAAATGTACCTTTTATTGATTCGGGTGCTTATAGTTTTTATATATCTTCATTAACACCTGTTTCTTTTACATCTGTTTATACTTTTGAAATTAACAATGGATCTGTGCCAAGTACAGATGTGGTTGCAACTCAAAGCACACCACAAACAAGTTTAGTTACTTTGAATGTGGCTGATTATATGCCAGAAATTAAAGCAGAAGATTTCTTTGGTGGTTTATTAAAGATGTTCAATCTTACTTGTTATTCTTTTGATGGCGTTACCTATAATATTGAGCAACTTGAGGAATGGTATTCAGCAGGACAAACGTATGATATATCTGAATATTGCCAATCAGATGAAATTGATTTAGAAAGAGTAAATCCATATAAGACTATTAATTTTAAATATCAAGAATGCGAGAATTTAATAGCAACTGCATTTTTATCTCAATCTGATACACCTTATGGTGATTTGAAATATGAGGTTGACAATGATGGTGATGAATACTCTATTGAGTTACCATTTGAGAATATGCCATTTACTAAATTTACTAATACTAATTTTCAAGTAGGCTATTCAATTCATGCAGACTTTACTGCATACATTCCTAAGCCTGTTATACTTTATGACTATGGGACTATTCAGACATTATCTTCAAGCCAAGTATTTTATTTTAATGATGGATCTACGACATCGACTGCTACTACTTATAACTTATTTGGACAAGATACTTTAGTATCATCTGTCGTTAATACTATTAATTGGGGAGCAGAGCAATCAAGTTTTACAAATAATGTTGAGCCTAATAGTTTATTTAATAATTATTATTCAGCATATCTAACAAATACATTTAATCAGAAGGCAAGACTAATGAAGATTAAAGCAATTTTACCGATATTCCTATTATCTAAACTTTCATTAAATGACAAGATAGTAATTAGGGATAAGCGTTATATTATTAATTCATATCAAACAGAATTAACAACTGGAGAAACAAGTCTTGAGTTAATGTCTGATTTTAGAAATATTACTTTAGGCACTACAACTACAACTACTACAGAGCCAACAACTACAACTACTACAACATTACCAACAACTACTACTACAACAAGTACTACAAGTACTACAACTGTACCTACATCAACTACTACGACTACAACTACAAGTACTACAAGTACAACAACAACAACTGAAGCACCTAGATTTACATATTTCCGTTGGGATGTTAGTACTTTTGATTGTTCTCAATCTAATCCAATTCCATTCTGGGCATACACTTCTTATGCAAATGGATTTAAGATTATTAACGGAGATGGCATTACAAGGTATTTAACAAGTGCTACTCATACTAATTTTTCAAACCAAATCAATACAATTATTGATTCAAGTTGTGCAACTACTACAACTACAACTACTACCTGCCCTCCTTATGGAACTTACTTATATGAGTATTGTGGAGGCGCACCAGATTACAATAAAATTGGAGTGTTTGCAGATGGTTTATGTGGTGAATATGCTTCTGTAATTGCTTACAATGATCCTGCCTGTGGATATACAACAACAACTTCCACAACTACAACTACATTACCTCCAAGATATACTTTCTTGCGTTACGATGTTAATATTGATGATTGCTCAATTTTTAATCCAATTCCATTCTTTGCAACTACTAATTATACAACTGGTTATTATTTTGTAAATGGCGATGGCATTATAAGATATGTACAAAGAGCAACACATAGTAATTTTTCAAATCAGATTAATAGTATTATAGCGACTTCTTGTACTACAACTACTACAACTACTACTACTTGTTTGCCTTACGGTACTTACATTCGTGAATTCTGCGGAGGTGCGCCAGATTACAACAAGATAGGTGTATTTGCAGATGGATCTTGCGGAGAATATACATCTGTAATCGCCTTTAATGATCCTGCTTGTGGTTACACTACTACTACAACAACAACATTACCAACTACGACTACAACTACCACATTGCCAACTACAACTACAACTACCACAACTACGACAACAACTTGTCAACCTTATGGTACTTATATTGGAGAATTCTGTGGAGGCGCACCAGACTTTAATAAGATTGGTATTTTTGCAGATGGATCTTGTGGTACTTACAATTCGGTTATTGCTTATAATGATCCTGCTTGTGGATATACAACCACAACCACTACGACTACTGCAGCACCAACAACTACGACAACCACAACAACTGCTGCTCCAGATTGTCAAAATTATACTTTAATTAATTTTGATTCGGAAAATTCTGGTTTCTATGATTATACATCTTGTAATGGGACACAAAATACAAATGTAGAATTACAACCAAATGCTAGTACAACTATATGCGCAAGATCAGGAACTGTTTCTGCGGGAGGTTCTATTAGTGTAAGTTTACCACAAGGTTCATGTAGTTAATATGAGATATATCTGTTGTCAACCTGCGAATGATTATTATTTATGGCAAATAGAAACTGTCATAAATAATTTCATGTCGCATGGAATCAATCCTAATCAAATAGATATAGTATTAGGATTTACTGATCAAGATTTAACTAAATGGAGAATACTGCAAGAACATTACTCAACCATTAGATTCTTTTTTTATAAAGACACAAGAGAAAATGGCATTTATATTCCTGCCATTTACTTTAATCTTATGAAACAACATCTTGCATCTAATCCACATTTAAAAGATGAAGTTTTGTTTTTGCATGATTCAGATATTGTATTTACAGGGACACCAGATTATTCAAAGTTTGAAAAAGATAGGGTTTGGTATTTAAGTGATACAAATAGTTATATTAACTATGACTATATTATGCAAAAAGGTGAAGATTTGTTAATTGATATGTGCAGAATTGTAGGCATTGATTGCCTAATTCCTAAACTAATGAATGATCATAGTGGAGGCGCACAATATATTGTAAAGGGAACAGACTTTAATTTTTGGGATAAGGTCGAAAAGGATTCAATTAGTTTATACCAATATTTTATAAATAAAGAGCCTTATTATGAACCTAAGCATGAGTATGACTATCCAATACAGAAATGGACTGCTGGTATGTGGTCATTGCTTTACAATGCTTGGTTCTTTGGACATCAAACGAAGGTAGTTAAAGAATTAGATTTTGGATGGTCTACAAGCGATATATCAGATTCAGTTAAATATAAAATTCTACATAATGCAGGTGTAGGAGATTCAAAAAGTGGAATGTTTTTTAAGGGAGAATATACAAACAAGTTACCTTATAATACTTCTTTAGAGTTAGATAAAAATAGAGCCAGTTATTATTATTATAACGAAGTGCAAAAAGCAGGATTAAATTCACCATTATTATGAAAATATTAGTTGGATTATTTGGTATTCATTATAAAGAAAATTTAAATCATTGGATGGGATGGACACCAACTGTTGATTATAAAAAATCTATTGATAATAATAAAGAATTTATATTTAATCATCATGATTGTACATTTTTTGCATCAACTTATAATTCACCAAAATTAGAAAATTTGATTAATGATTATAATATTCAAAGAATTGTAACTACTGACCTTGTTAATATACCAAATGATTTAAATGCCAATTGGAGATCAAGAAATAATAC